CACATTTATACATAAGAGAGCTTTTTGAGTTAAAGGGGACAGTAAAACAAACTAAAAAACGACATGAAAAAGAAAGAATGGCGCGAAAAAATTACAAATTCCTGTAAAAACGCAGGAACATACCGGGAATATTTTGACAGCGTCATTGATACTTTGGCGGAGACACTTGAAGCAAGGGATGACGCAAGAGCGAAATATTATGCTTCGGGTGCCAATGCGGTAGTCACTCACACGAACAAAGGCGGGAACACTAACATAGTGAAAAATCCCGCCCTTGTTGTCGTTGACGACCTAAACAAAACAGCACTCGCTTACTGGCGGGACTTAGGCTTGACTCCCGCAGGGCTGAAGCGGATCAACGAGGACGCGATGAAGGGAGACCCGAACAAGCCGTCCTTGAGCGGAGTGCTTAAAGATTTAGGTATATGAAAGCAAAAGACTACATAGTAACAGCGAAACAATATGCGCTGGATGTTGTCAGCGGGAAGCAGATAGCGGGTGCTGAAGTAGTGCTTGCTTGTCAGCGTTTCCTTGACGATCTAAAGCGTGACGATATCGAGCTGAGGTCAAGAGACCCAAATGCGGTCTTGTCCATAATGGAAGGTTTCTTTGTACACCAGCAAGGCGAAGATATACACGGCAGGCCTTTATTCGGCAAGCCGTTTTTACTTGAGCCGTGGCAGATATTCTGTGTCGTGAATCTGCTCGGATGGTATTACACCGGGACAGATGAAAGACGGTTCAAAGAAGGCTGGATTCAGGTAGCAAGGAAGAACGGGAAAACCTCGTTCATAGCTGCGCTGGCGTTCGCTGTCGGCATACTTCAGAGAAAGAGCGGTTCGAAGGTCTACATAGTAGCCAATGCGCTGAAGCAGGCCCTCGAAGCGTTCAACTTTTTGAAATTCAACATCGAATACAAGGGGTTGAAGAATGATCCTGACATAAGAGTCTTGGACAACTCATTCAACCATTCAATAGATTATCAGTTCCGAGATGAAGAGGGGCATCCTGATGGGCTCCTGAGTGTGAACGCCCTTGCGACAAACCCTGACTCTCAGGACTCATTCAACTGCAACTTTGCTATAGCTGACGAGGTGGCTGCCTACAAGAAAGCGGCGCAGTACAACCGATTCAAGGAAGCTATGAAAGCGTATCGCAACAAGCTGATGATAGGCATAACTACAGCAGGAGATAACGCTAACTCATTCGGTTACAGAAGAATGGAGTACGGCATCAAAGTCGTTAACGGAACTATAAAAGACGACTCGCTTTTCGTTTTGATCGCACGAGCAGACCAAACAGAGAACGGAGAAGTTGACTACACAAATTCTATACAGCATCAGAAAGCAAACTTGAGTTACGGAGTAACGGTATCGCCTGAGGACCTGATGAATGAAGCGATGCAAGCGCAGAACGACCCGCAACAGCGAAAGGACTTTCTGTCAAGGTCGCTGAATATCTACACAACGGCAATAAAAGCATACTTCGACATAGACGAGTTCCGCAGGAGCGACGAGCAATACAGCTGGACACTTGCAGAGCTTGCGAAGTTACCTGTTCAATGGTTCGGCGGTGCCGACTTGTCAAGGATGTTCGACCTGACAGCATCGGCATTAGTCGGTGAATACAAAGGCACGTTGATAATTATCACGCACGCCTTCTTTCCAATTACGCAGGCTGCGAGGAAAGCGGATGAGGATAACATACCGCTGTTCGGATGGGCTGACGATGGGTGGTTGACTATGTGCAACTCGGAGACGGTCAATTATGCGGATGTTGTTGAGTGGTTTTGTGATATGCGGAAGATGGGCTTCAACATCAAAGTTGTAGGGCAGGACAGAAAGTTCGCCCGGGAATTCTTCCTGATGATGAAGTCAAAGAAATTCAAGATCGTAGACCAACCGCAGTACTACTATGTGAAGTCGCAGGGCTTCAGACATATAGAAAAAGCGGCAAAGGATAAAAACTTGTATTACCTACATTCTGATGCTTATGAGTACTGTATTCAGAATGTGCGGGCAATAGAGAAAACAGACGATATGGTCCAATACGAAAAAGTATCGCCTGAGCAAAGAATTGACCTTTTCGACGCATCTGTATTCGGAACGGTCCAGCTATTGGAAAATATGGAAAGGCGGGAGAAAGCCCGTGACTGGTGGGGAAATTGAGTATATTTGATTTTCTTAAACGAGACAACAAAAGCAAGAGCTGTATTGGTGTAGTTGTCAGCGACGATGATGAAAGTCTGAAGTGTAGCGGTTATACATCACTTGCAGACAATCCTGAAGTGCTGACAGCTTGTAGGAGAATAGCAACGCTGATTTCTTCGATGCCAATAATGCTGATGGAGAACGGCAATAGCGGGGATGTTCGGATATTCAATGAGCTGTCAAGAAAGCTCGATATAGAGCCGAACAAGAATATGACCCGCAGAACATGGATGGAAGCTATCGTGATGAATATGCTCCTATACGGCAAGGGCAATTCGATAGTCAAGCCTTACACGTCCCGGGGTTATATAACCAACCTTGAGCCGATATCTGCAAGCAGGGTATCTATTCTCCCTGATGCGGTAGACACCCGCAAGTACTACGTGGTGATAGATGGCAAGAGTTATGATCCTGCGGATGTTCTACATTTTGTAGACAATCCTGATAAGTACTATCCGTGGATGGGCAAGGGAATGACGGTAGTGCTGAAAGATGTAGCTAACAATCTTCAGCAAGCATCAGCCACAAAGAAGGGCTTTATGTCCACAAAATGGAAGCCTTCTATCATCGTCAAAGTGGATGCAATGATTGATGAATTTTCAAGCCCTGAAGGCAGGCAAAAGCTGATGGATGAATATATCTCATCAAGCGAAGCGGGCGAGCCGTGGCTGATTCCTGCAGAACAGTTTGATGTTGAAACCATCAAGCCGTTGAGCTTGGCAGACCTTGCTATTTCTGATTCGGTGGTAATGGATAAAAGGACGGTAGCTTCGATCATCGGAGTACCGCCTTTTGTTTTAGGCGTAGGCGAATACGATCAGACAGCTTGGAACAGCTTTATCAACAACACCGTTCGAATAATAGCGCAGGAGATAGAGCAGGAGCTTACAAGAAAGCTGATACTCAACCCAAAATGGTATGTGAAGTTCAACATTCTTTCCCTTATGAACTGGGATTTACAGACCATTGCGGATGTATTCGGGAAGCTATCTGATAGGGGATTTGTAACGGGCAACGAAGTGCGTGACCGTATCGGAATGAGCCCTGCGGATGGCTTGGACGAGTTCAGGATCCTTGAGAACTATATTCCATACGAAATGAGCGCACTTCAAAAGAAGTTAGTACAAGAAGGTGAGTAAATGGCGCTTTTATGTAACGACTGCAATGTAGTAGGCAAGACACATCAAATATGGTGCAAGCATACGGGCGAACCTTGTCTGCACGTTCGTTATTGTGCTGTAAGCGGTAAATATTATCAAACGGATGCGGCAGCGTTCTGCCCGCTAAAGAAGGAGCAAAACAATGAAGAGGAACATTAGGCAGGTGCGTTCCATCGCATCAGATTTCAAAACGAGGGAAGATGGCGAAGAAAAGCGTATCGAAGGCTACTTCGCCATTTTTAATAGCAATTACCAAATTTCAAACGATATGAGTGAATCAGTCGCACCGGGAGCTTTCGCGAACACTCTCGGCGGAGATATTCGCGCACTTATCGACCATGAAACGATGTATGTGCTGGGTCGCAATCAGGCGGGAACGCTTGAGCTGCGTGAAGACTCGCACGGCTTATGGGGCAGCATCCTGCTCAATCCGAACGATCAGGACGCTATGAATCTGTATGCCCGGGTCCAGCGTGGGGACGTGAATCAGTGCTCCTTCGGTTTCGACATTCTGTCCGAGGATACCGACATCAGAGAGGACGGAAGCGTACATTGGACGATCAAGGAAGTGAAGCTCTACGAAGTTTCGGTATGCACTTTCCCTGCCTATGCTGAAACATCAGTGCAGGCAAGAAACAATGACTATGAGGACCTCAGAAAACGCAAAGTCGAAAAGATGAAGGCAGACCTGAGGGCAAAACTTAATGGAGGTAACTAATGGCACTTCGCACACTAATGCTGAAGAAAGACCTCGACAACAAGCGTAAGGCTTTTGCTGAACTCGAGAAGAGAGACGCAGAGTTCGAGGCAAGGCAGACCGAGCTTGAAACAGCTATCGAGGAAGTAGAGACCGAAGAGCAGAGAGACGCAGTCAATGAGGAGATTGAGAAGTTCGAAGCTGAAAAGGCTGAACACGAATCCGCAAAGACCGACCTCGACGCAGAGATCAGAGGGCTTGAAGCTGAACTTGAAGAGCTTGAGAAAGAGCAGGTCGCACCAAAAGCAGAGGAAAAAGTTGAAAGAAAGGAAAACAAGAAAATGGAGACAAGAAAGTTCTTCGGTATGAATTCGCAGGAGAGAGATCAGTTCTTCGCACGCGAGGATGTTACTAACTTCCTCGGTGAGGTCAGAACTTGCATCAAAGAGAAAAGAGCGCTCACTAACGTAGGACTCACTATTCCTGAGGTTATGCTTGGCGTACTCAGAGAGAACATTATCGAGTATTCAAAGCTGTACAAGCACGTAAATGTCAGACCTATCAACGGTGAAGGCAGGATGATCGTAATGGGAACTATCCCTGAGGCTGTATGGACAGATTGCTGTGCAAACCTCAACGAGCTTAACCTTGCGTTCAATGACGTAGAAGTCAACTGCTGGAAGGTAGGCGGATATTTCGCAGTATGCAACGCTAACCTTGAGGACTCCGATGTAGCACTCGCTACAGAGCTTCTGACAGCTATCGGTCAGGCTATCGGCCTCGCACTTGACAAGGCTATTCTGTACGGAACTGGCACAAGGATGCCACTCGGCGTTGTAACAAGGCTGGTACAGACCGAGGCACCTGCTGACTATCCTGCAACTGCAAGAGCATGGGCTAATCTGTCAGCGACCAACGTAGTTGCGCTCGGCAATGTTACTGGTGCAGAACTGATCGCAAAGATCGTTGAGACATTCGGAGCTGCAAAGGGCAAGTACAGCCGTGGCGAGAAGGTGTTCGTAATGAACGAAGCCACTTACACAAAGCTGATGGCTGCTACAGTTTCCGTAGACGCTAACGGCAGGATCGTGACGGGAGTCGCTGATGTAATGCCGGTTATCGGTGGAGCAATCGAGGTTCTTGATTTCGTTCCTGATAATGCAATCATCGGCGGCTACTTCGACCTCTATCTGCTTGCAGAAAGAGCAGGCACAAAGTTTGCTACATCTGAGCACGTAAGGTTCCTGCAGGATCAGACAGTCTTCAAGGGAACTGCAAGATACGACGGACAGCCTGCAATCGCAGAAGGATTCGTTGCAATGGCTATCGGCACTACAAAGCCGAACGCAACAATGTCATTCGCTGCTGATACTGCAAACCAAAATCAGGGGGAATAGCTGACGGGAAGAGCGGAGCTGACGCTCTCGACCTTACAAGTCTGACTAAGGCTCAACTTTTACAAGTTGCAGATGATAGCGGGGTCGAGGGTGTCTCTTCTCGGATGACCAAAGCTCAGATAATAAACGCCATTGAGGAGGGTTAACTATGGACACAATGCTTAATTCTCTGAAAGTAGACCTCGGCATCACATCCAACCTATACGACGAAAGGTTAACTGAATATCTTCAGTCTGCGATAGTTGCCATTATAACCGAAGGTATTGATCTCGATACTCAGAATATCGAAGATGCTAACCTCGTCATTATGTATGCGGGTTGGCTTTGGAACAAGCGCAGAACGGGTGAAGGTATGCCGAGGATGCTACGCTGGCAAATGAATAATCGTTTATTTAGTGGGAAGGTATAGACAATGGACGATGCGATTAAATTGCTCACTTCGACCTATACAACCGATGAATACGGCAATCAGATAGAAACGGTCACGGAGCGTCTTGTGTTCTGTCAAGTTGATTCGGTAGGGCGTACTGAGTTCTATCAAGCTGCGCAGAATGATATGCACCCGACCTACATATTCTCTATATCGCATTATATCGACTATAGAGGCGAGAAAGAATGTTTGTACACTGATTGGACGGGCGAAGAAAAAAGGTACGTCATAACGCGAACATACCGCACGGGTGACCGCATCGATCTGACTGCGGAAGAGAGGGTGAAGGATTATGAGTGATTCGGTAGCCGTTCAGATGAAAGAACTTCTTGATGAATACTCGAAGGAAGTCAAGGACGTTACAGAGCGCGAGATCAATAACGTCGCAAAAGACGCTGTTCAGAAGCTCCGCAGTACTTCACCCAAACAGGCAGGTGGCAAGCACCCGGGCAGATATGCGAGAGGATGGCGAGTCAAAAAGAATGGTGCGGACGTGGTCGTTTATAACGCCACTGACTACCAGTTGACACATCTGCTGGAGTTCGGTCACGCTGTAGTCAATCGCTACGGCGATACGGGTGCGAGAGCACGTGCCATCCCGCACATCGCACCTGTTGAAGAGTGGGCGAACGAAGAACTTCCGGTCAGGATCTCGAGGGGGCTGAAATGACAATATTCCAGACATTACAAAGCACGGGCCTTCCGTGTGCGTACAGCCATTTCAAGAAGGCGCAGAGTCCGCCGTATATCGTGTATATCGGCAGCGGACAGGACGTCTTCGAAGCGGACAACACCCACTACTACAAGCAAAATCACTACCAAGTCGAATATTACTTCACCACTAAAGACGAATCGAACGAAGAAGCCATTGAACAAGCGTTATTGGACAATGGCTTTTTATATGACAAAAGTGAGGACGTTTACATCGCCGAAGAAGATGTATTCGTCATTTATTACCAAGTTTAAGGAGAACGAAAATGGCAAACAAAGTTGAATTCGGTATCAGCCAGCTTCACGTCTGCACATACACAGTAGGCGAAGGCGGTACTGTTACGCTTGGCACTCCATACCATCAGAAAGGAGCGGTGTCTTTCAGCCCTGAGGAAAACTCAGAACAGAACAATTTCTATGCCGACAACATCGTTTACTGGAGCGGTTACTCAGGCGGAAGCATCGAAGGTGACCTTGAGGTCGCAATGTTCGATGACGAGTTTAAGACTCAGTTCCTCGGGTATAAGGAGCTGACAAGTGGCGGTCTTGCGAACGTAAAGAACGCAACTAAGCCAAATGTGGCGATCTTTTTTCAGGTCGAAGGCGACAGCGAATCCCGCAGAGTGGCACTTTACAACTGCGCTCTCGGAGCGATCACAAGAGAGTACAACACCATCGAGGAAAGCAAGGAGCCAGCAACAGAGACACTTGCTGTCACTTGCACGGGCGACAACGCTACTGGCGTGACAATGGCTGTATTCAAGCCTGCAGACACGGGTTACGGTACGCTGTTCACAGCACCGACAGCCCCGGCAATTGCACCATAACAAGACGGGGGCGGGTTCGGTTTGAGCCCGCTCCTTTTTTCATAGGAGGTGAAACATGGAAAAGGTAATCAAAATCGGAAAACAGGAAGTCAGGCTCAATAACAACGTAGCCTGGACTATGGAATACAGAGATCAGTTCGGCAAGGACATCGTTCCTGCACTCATGCCGGTGCTCGCATCCATGATCGAAGGTGTGTCGACTGTCATAAGCGATACAGGTAAGTCAGAGATCACTGTTACGGATCTCGCTGATGCCCTTCAGGGCAGAACGATGGAGGTCCTGCTGCCGATGTTCCAGGTCGAATTCGTTGATACGATCATCAACGTGACATGGGCGATGGCAAAGGCAGCCGACGAGAACATACTCCCGCCGAAGCAGTGGGTGAAGCAGTTCGATGAGTTCCCTCTGGATGTGGTAGGACCTGCAGTTTATGACCTTGTACTGAAAGGGTTCGTAAGCTCAAAAAACTTGAAGAGGCTGAAGAAAATCGGAAAAGATCTGACAAATCTTCAGCCGAAGACAGATACGTCACACTCGACGAAGTCATCCTCGCAGGACTCGAAAGAGGACTAACGATGGCAGACATCCGCACCATGCAGATGGGGCAGGTCGTGGATTTTGTCATCGCCTATAACGAGCGCCAGGAGAAAGCGGAGAAGAGAGCAAAGAGAGAAGAAAAACGAGGTCATAAACGGAAGGCCTCGCAGAATGACATCAATTCATATTTCGGATAGGTGAAAACATGGCCGGGAATATCAAAGGCATAACGATAGAGTTTCGTGGTGATACCACGAAACTCGATAAGGCGCTAAGACAAGTAAATAACGAAACAAGAAGCATCGACAAGGAGCTGAAGAACGTTGACAGAGCGCTCAAGTTCAATCCGACATCGGTCGAGCTGTGGAGGCAGAAGCAGACGCTTCTCACACAGAAGATAGCTGAAACGAAGGACAAGCTGACGCTTCTGAAACAGCAGCAGGACGCTATGGACGATGCGAACGTCGATAAACAGTCGATGGAATATCAGAAGCTCCAGCGTGAGATCATAGAGACCGAGTCCAAGCTGAAGACCTTCGAAGGACAGCTGAAGGAAGTCGGCAACGTCAATCTGAGAGCGACTTCGGAACAGTTCAAAGAATGGGGCGGAAAGCTGACAGAGGCGGGACAGGCCATGCAAGGTCTTTCTATGGCTGCGGGTGCGCTCGTTGCGTCGCTGGGTGCGATCTCGTATAAAGCAGCAACGAACGCCGATGATCTGAACACGCTCTCAAAGGTCTACAGCATCAACACGACCGACTTGCAGAAATACGCCGTCGCTGCCGATCTCGTGGACGTAAGTGTCGAGGACATTGCGAAATCACACGTCAAACTCGAGAAATCCATGTATTCGGCAAACAACGGATCTAAAGCACAAGCCGAGGCGTTTGCAAAGTTGGGCGTTTCTGTGGCCAATGCGGACGGATCTCTCAGATCGTCGGACGCGGTATGGCAAGACACTATATCGGCACTCGGAAAGATGACCAACGAGACGGAACGAGACGCTATCGCTCAACAGCTCATGGGCAAGAGCGCAGCGAACCTTAACCCGCTCATTGAAGATCAGGGCGAGACGTACAAGAATCTGACGGACACGCTCAAAGAGTACGACCTCGATTTCGTTGATCAGGAAACACTCGACAAAGCGAATCAGTTCAACGACAGCCTCGATACAATGAAAGCTATCGGATCGGTCGCTCTGTCAACGGTCGGGGCACAGCTTGCGGGATATCTCGCTCCGGCGTTGGAAAAGGTCGTTGGATGGATCGGACAGCTTGCGGGATGGCTCTCAAGTCTGTCGCCTGAGGTGCTGACGGTCATCGGAGTTGTCGCTGCGGTCGTTGCGGGTATCGCTCCTGTGCTCCTAATCCTCGGAAAGCTGGCGTTTGCGATCAGCTCGATCATGTCGCTAATGAGTACGCTCGGCTTGTCGTTCGGTATGCTGGCGGGTCCTGTCGGCATCGCTATCGCCGTTATAGCTGCGCTGATTGCTATCGGGGTTTTGCTTTATAAGAATTGGGGCACGATAAAAGCAAAGGCAGCAGAGATAAAGGCGTCGCTCGTTGCGACATGGAACAACATCAAAACGAGCATAACGAATGCGATCAACACGTTGAAAACGAATCTGTCTAACGCATGGAACTCGATCAAGAGCACGGCGACGTCGGTTTGGAACAGCATCAAAACGGCCATAACAGATCCGATCACAAAGGCACGGGACAAGGTCAAAAGCATCATAGACAAGATAAAGGGGTATTTCCCTCTGCATATCGGCCGTATTTTTAGCGGAATGAAATTGCCACATTTCAGCGTCAGCGGTAAAGCGCCGTTTGGAATCGGAGGCAAGGGCGTAAAGCCGAGCATTTCGGTATCGTGGTATAGAAAAGCTATGACAGATCCGTATCTGTTCAGCAATGCAACATTGTTCGGCGCTGGAGAGGCCGGGGACGAGATGCTTTACGGTCGGTCAGCTCTGATGCGTGATATAGCCGATGCCGTCAACAGAGGCGGAGACGGTGGAAATGTCCCAAACATAACCATTAACATTTACGGCTCAGAGGGACAGAGTGCGAGAGAGATTGCAGAGGAAGTGAAGCGGATGCTGATAACAGAGAGCAAAAGGAGGCGTCTCGCATGGCAGTAAGTAGCATATTCAACAGCCTGACGTTCGGCGGGGTCAACTCCGCCGACTATGGCATTTACATCACGGGCGAGGCCGTTTATAACGCTCCGAAACGTGCGGTCAATATGGTGGAAGTCCCGGGGCGTAGCGGCTCCATCGCTATAGATCAGGGCAGATGGGAGAACATCGAGATCGAATACCCGGCGGGCACGTTCGGAATGGATGCGGAAGAGTTCGGAACAGCGCTGTCCAATTTCCGAAACGCTATCGTTTCACAGATTGGATACCAGCGATTAACTGATACTTATCACCCTGACGAGTACAGAATTGCTATGTACGTGAGCGGGCTTGATGTAAGTCCAAAACACTACAACTCAGCGGGCGAGTTCAATCTGACGTTTAATTGCAAACCGCAACGCTGGTTGGCTAATGGAGAAACAGCGATTGCTGTTGCGAGTGGCGACACGTTGTACAATCCGACTCAATACGATGCGGGTCCGCTGTTAGCGGTCGAGGGGTACGGCACTATCGGTTTTAACGGCTACGACATAGCGATCGATGATGGCTTTTATGGCGAGTTACAGCTGTATCCAGCAGGGACGCTAAAATACCCGCAAAGCACAAAGAATCTCGATACGACGCTGTACAACGCAGGAGATACTTTGACGATACCGTCGTTTACAGTGGTGTATACTGCGCAGAGGAATGTTACAAGCGAACTGATAAATAGTGCTGCAATTGCCTCAACGTCGGGCGATGCAAGTTTCTCCTATGCTGGGAACAGTGGGAAACTGGCGGTCAATGTAACGTTCCCCGCTGAGACTATCAACTCGGCATCCGATTATACAAAGACGTCAAGTTGTAACCTTGACGTCACAACCAGAAGTGACCAATTTACTTGTTACTTAACGATAACGCTGCAGTTTACGGCTTCAACTCAATCGATTGTCTATGAAAAGTCTACAAATATAATCAGCGCATCGCACAGGTTGATGAAGACATTCAACGTTACGAATGACAGCGGATGGAACGGGATATATGTAGACTCGACTAAGTCATATCTCGGAAATCCGACCTATATCGACTGTGAAATTGGAGAGGCCTACAAAATCGAAAGCGGGGGAATCGTCTCGCTGAACAAGTACATCGCTCTCGGTTCGGATCTGCCTGTCCTCAAGAGCGGGGCGAACGAGATAACACTCGACAATACAATAACGGAACTCAAAGTAAAGCCGAAATGGTGGAAATTATGATTCCAATACTATACGAAAAAAACGAAACTGAATTTGTAAGCAATGGCCTGTGCCGTTTGAGAGATTGCACGAAATGCGAGGTCACAGAGGAGCGTAACGGCATATATGAATGTGACTTTGACTATCCTGTAGACGGCGCTAACTTCGAACAGATACGTCTCGGCCGTATCATAGCTGTCGAGCACGATGACACGAACGATGTCCAGCCGTTTGATATCGTCACTTGCGAGAAGCCTATCAACGGTGTCGTATCGTTTCACGCCGTGCATATCAGCTACAGACAGAGCAAGATAGTCGCATCGGGTGCGAACGTGGCAAGTCTCGAGGCAGCGTTTCAGATGCTAAAAAACGGCACGCCGAGCAATCCGTTCACATATTGGACAGATCAATCCTCGACGGCTGCGTTCCCGTTAGCGGACAATATTCCTCGTTCTGTCCGTGAATGTCTCGGAGGGACCGAGGGGTCGATTTTAGACACGTACGGGGGCGAATTTGAGTGGGACAAGTTCACGGTCAAGCTGTGGAATTCACGAGGCTCTGACGTTGATTTTGTCATCCGTTACGGGGTCAATATGACAGAGTATAACGATGAAAGTGACTCATCAGAGTCGTACTCTGCCATCATTCCATATTGGAAGGGGCAGAACGGAGGAGGCAGCGATATCGTCATCAAGGGTGGTATGGTCACGAACGGAAGCACTACAGCGTCAGGCAGAGTGGACTGCGTTGCGATAGATTTCACGCAGGATTTCGAGTCAGACGTACAGCCTACAGCAGCACGGCTCGAGGCGCTTGCCCGTCAGAAGCTAACAACAGATCAGCCACACCTGCCGACTCAGACCATAAAGGTGGGCTTCATCCGTCTGCAGGACTCTGGTGAATACGGACAGTTCCAAAATCTGCTGAAATGCAAGCTGTGTGACATGATTCGTGTCGAATTTCCACGCTACAACATGAGCGGACGTTTTAAGATCGTCAAAACCGTTTACGACGTGCTCCTCGATAGATTTACATCGATGGAACTCGGAACGCTACAGACGACACTCTCCGAGGCGCTGGGCATCTCGTCAGGATCCTCGTCGTACTCAACGACAGGCGGAGGCGGGTCACAGCTCCACACAGTAACGATAAACGGAACAACCAACGCACAGGGAGCGGTCAGCCTCTCAGAAACAATACCAAGTACAGCAACTATCCTGTCGGTTAGCACCACAGGCGACGCCAATGCTATGTGCATCCCGTGGCTGTATGACAATCGCTTGTGGTTCGCAAAGGTCGTGAGTTGGCAGAATATGTCCGTCTTTGCAAATAAAAGCTGGTCGTTCACGGTACGGTATGTAGATTAAGGGGGGCAACAATGCTCTATCTAATATCTTTTATTATCGGCGCTTTTACAGGCGTTATGCTGACGTGTTTAGTTGTCAGCGGAAAGGGAAAATAATGAACGAATTTATAAAGGCGAGTCTGATTCGTGCCTTGCGTACCATAGCGCAGACAGCCATAGCGATGATAGGAACAGCCGTTGTAATGACGGATGTTCAGTGGAAGGTGGTCATATCCGCTTCACTTCTGAGCGGTATCCTTTCCATTCTGACGAGCATCGCCACGGGTCTGCCCGAAGTGGAGTATCAGAGGCACATCTATATGTCAGCCGAAGAGCCTGAGGACTCTTGGATAGAGGAAGAGGGTGATACTGATGAAGAGTAACACCGAACAGTTAGCTATCGCAAAGAAGTACCTCGGCAACGGCGGGTCAAAGTTCCGCAAGTACTGCGGGCTTCCTGCGGGGTCAGCGTGGTGTGACGCTTTCGTGACCACCATCTTCCACGAAGCAGGGAACGCATCACTATTCTGTGACGGCAAGAAGCAGACTTATTGTCCTACCACGATCAAATGGTGCTACAACAATCTCGCATCCATACCGCCGTACCTTGCGCTTCCGTCAGACATCGGATTCTGCGACTGGGAACTGAACGGAGTACCTAATCACATCGTTTTCATCAGAGAGAGGAAGTCGTGCGATGAGATTTATACACTTGAGGGCAACACGAACGGGGGCATCGTAGCGAACAAAACGAGAAACTGCAAGTATGTACAAGCCGTGTTCCGCCCGCACTTCAAAGCATCCTATAAGATTGGCACTCTTGAGGTCGATGGTCTGATGGGATACAACACCATCGCAATGCTTCAGCACGTTCTCGGATGCGGTGTTGACGGCATCCTCGGACAAGGTACAGTCAAGGCTCTACAGAGAAAAGCAGGAGCCTCAGCTGACGGTCTGTGGGGCAAAGGAACATCCAAAGCCGTACAGAAGATGGTCGGCACAACAGCTGACGGACTCTTCGGCAAGAACTCCGTCAAGGCGTTGCAGACTTGGATTAACAAACAGTACAAGCCAACTCCTGCACCGACTCCTGCTCCTACTACTAAGACGCAGGGCGACAAGATTGCAGACTCTGCGAAATCTTATGTAGGTAAAGTCAAGTACGTTAAGGGTGGCACATCGCTCAAGACGGGCTGTGACTGCACAGGCTTCGTGCAAGCCATCCACAAACTGCATGGCATCAAGCTCGAAGTGACAAAGTCGTGGGGCAAGTCGGTTGGAAAAGATATTTCCAAAGCTAAGAGGGGCGATGTCATCTACTACTACATCGGTGGCAAACTGCACCACATGGGAATCTATGTCGGCAACAACCGCGTAGTACACAATTCGACATCTCATAAAAACTGGCACAAAGACTGCATCGAGTCGAGCGTGAAGATGTCGGGGATGAAGATTGGCGACATCCGAAGATGCTGGAAGTGAGGTGAGGGACAATGCCGGATAATCTTATAATCGCATTACTCGGTTTTATAGGCGCCCTCATCGTGGCGCTGAAACCGATTTTAGATCTGAACACCAACATAACTGAATTGAAGACGAGTATTGACAATTTCAAAGCCAGCGTTGACAAGCTGGACAGCAGAATAACCAAGCATGGGGAAGAGATCGACAAACTGAAAGAGACAGTTGCCGAGCACGGCGTAAGGATCGAAAATTTAGAAAAGTTCAAACACGATTAAAGGAGGGCACTAATGTACACGTACACAACTCCAACCATCACATGTACGCTGACCGGCATTGAGTTCAGTCAGCTCGACTATGTACGTATAGCGGTCGAGAGCAAGTGCTTTGAGATAGTCAGAGAGGTCCCTGCTGCCGATATTGATTCGGAGACGGGAGTCACATCCATCAAGCTGACTCAGGAAGAGACCGCGAGACTCGGCAAAGGGCAGGTCAAGATACAGGCGAGAGTGCGCTATCTTGACGGAACGGTGCAGGCTACGAACAAGGTCCTGCGCGATATGAACAAGGTACTTGATGAGGTGGTGATTTAGATGGCTATAAAGCTGACTGTAATGACCGATGAATCAGCGGTCCTTAACATAGAACAAGGCGAGTCTGTCGGTATGATCGCTGAGCCGAGCATCGTTATCGACAGCACTGAATTATATGACGGAGCAATGGAATGGACACCTACACAGTCCACGCAGACCATCGAGATCGCGAACAAAAAGGCTCTGAACAACATCACTATTAATCCGATTCCGAGCAATTACGGGCTTATCACTTGGAACGGCTCAACAATCACAGTTTCATAGGAGGAATAACATGGCGCAGAATGTAATCATCAACGGAGTTACTTATCAGAACGTTCCTGAGGTCGACATCCCGAAGAGCGGCGGTGGTACGGCGAAGTTCTTCGACACGGCTGGGGCAACCGCTGCAGCTGCAGACATTCTCACGGGCAAGACTGCTTACGGCTCGTCTGGATCCGTTTCGGGTTCAATGGCGAATAATGGCTCGACATCGGGCACAATCTCGACTAAGGCGGGTACTGTGACGGTCCCTGCGGGCTACACGACAGGCGGTACTGTCTCAATCGCTTCGGCTGCGGTATCAGATCTGACCGCTGCCAATTTGTTGACAGGTAAGACAGTTCTCGGTGTGTCCGGCACTCTTTCGCTCCCAAGTATTTCTCAAGATGCGACTACAAAAGTGCTGTCCATCTCGTAAAGGAGGTGCACTATGGCACAGAATATAACTTTAATGGGAGCAGACTATCCTGATGTCCCTGCAGTAGATTTACCGAAGACCGGAGGCGGTACGGCACGTTTCGTTGATGCGCTGGGTGTGGTTACATCGGTCAACGGCGAGACTGGCGATGTAACTATTACTGCATCTGATCTCAATGCGCTTAAGGGTAACACAGGTGGATTGTTCTACGGCACGTGCTCCACGGCTGCAGGAACAGTAGCGAAGGCCGTAGAGTGTGCTGACTTCACCGCCGACAATTTGAAGGCGGGTACGATTATAATCGTCACGTTCACGGCTACGAACAGCGGCGCGGTTGCTTCTTTAACGATGAATGTCAACGGCACAGGCGCGAAATACATCAAGTACATCAATAACGGCTCACTCGGAAACCTTTCATCGGCAGGGTATCTCAAGGCAAATGTCGAATATCCATTCTACTATGACGGCACGAATTGGGTCGTGTGGATGAATGTCAACACAACATATTCGGCTCTGAGTGAAGCAGATATGCACACAGGCACGGCAACGGCAGGCAGACTCATTACGGCTCAGAGGCTTAAACAAGCTGTCGAGTATCACGCTCCTGTGAAGTCTGTCAACGGTCAGACAGGTGCAGTGACGATATCCGTGCCAACTAAGACGAGTGACCTGTCGAATGATGGAGATTCATCAAGCGCATTTGTTACACATCTAGACTTATATGCAGAAAACTATGTTTCGAATGTAGACCTTGCAACCCCAACGTTTTGTGCTACGGATGCAACAAGCAAAGCGGTTCTGGCACAAGCATTTGGAGTTGATGCGGACATCGTAGTTCCATCAGACCTTACAACGATACCAGCTTTGTTGTACAAATTAGAGCCTCGCACTTGGTTCGCTTGGATGAACGGAACAGAGATGGAATTTGCAAGGATGTCTGTCAGCGTGAACACATCTAACTCAGCCATTACGTTATATCTGCGTGGCAGAACATCCATTGCAACAGGCGTGATGGGCGTGGATTCATCATGGACAGTAACTCCGCTCGCAAGTGACGCAGAGGGGGTGGCGTACTAATGGCAAGGGTACTTATAAACGAGAGCAATCTTCAGAACATAGCCGATGCGATAAGAGGGAAGAACGGCTCGTCAGATACATATCTTCCGTCACAGATGGCGAGTGCAATATCGGCAATCAGCACGGGACTTGACATCAAGAAACTGACGGCGACTGTAAGCGCTGACAAAACAAGCACATATACAATGATTACAGACCCGCAACTCCTCAAGGCTCGAAACTCGCCTAACGGCTTCGTTATTATGCGGTGGCTCGGTGTGACAAGCGGTGTGTCAGCGAATATGTTTTGGGTCACAGCGAACTTTACGCTCGGCTATGCTGGCACAGGTACGGCATATAACAGTATTCTGTTAAGGACTGTCGCAAGCGGTGCTATACAAGGAAACTTCAACACGCACGGGCTTGTAGGCACTAACTACAACGGACACATCAATATAACATCGAGCGGCGGACTGTATTTCAGCAACAATACGACATATCCGCTAAAGGCGGGTAATTATGAGATCCTTGCCGGCTTATGGGAATAGGCGGACCGGAGATGGTTCGCAATGGGATCACCTCCTCTTACATAACAGAAAGGCCCGGGGATAACTCCTCGGGCCTTTTTGCGTGTCAAAATTTCGCGTTTTAAGCGATTTTTATTGCTCAATGATTAATTGTTCGATGTGTTTAAAAAATCACGCCATAGGCTATACTAATCGTTTATAACATGACTGTCATAAACGATTAACATAGTTTTCAGTATAGTATCTCAACAGGCAGCGCGTTTTCGTTTATCACGATGCCCTTTATCAGTCCACGCCAGAACGCTCTTTTATGCTCATCGTCCAATTCTTCATACAACGACTTCCAGTTAGTTTCAAATCTGATCTCTTTTTTGACGGGTTCTTTCGACAGTTCCGCTATCTTGCGCTGAAGCTCTGCGGACTTGTCTTTGTATTCCGATTCTGAAATATTTCCCATCAGGTACATATCATTCAGCCTTTTGAGTCGTTCCCGGTACTTGGCAGGACTTTCTCTTTTTTCTTTTGGCTTCTCGGTAACGTTTACTTTGAAATCCTGTTCGATGTTATCCAAAAGCCATTTCTCGACTTTTTTCTCGTTTACGTGTTTAGGCATCGGACAGCTTCCGAAATAATGCCTTGCGCATCTGTAGTACTTACGGGTGCCGTCATACAGCCCGCCTAATTTACGTCCGCAATAAGGACATTTGAGCATACCTGTAAAAAGGTAGATTCTTTGGCGTGGCGAGTGCTTGATGTTCCTGTTGATAACTTCCTGCAACTCGTCCCATTCAGAAGACGATAACAACGGCTCACAATAATTGTGATTCTGCCTGTATTCGCCTTTTAGAAGAGTGCTTCTGAATAACCGTATAAGGCGAGTCTGATTGAAGTCATACGCGTATTTTTCGTTCAGCATTTTAGCCGTAGCGTGTGCTGATTGAAATGTCATGTAGTGGTCAATGGCTTCTTTCACGATACCTATATTCTCACCGAACACGGCTCTTTTGTCTTTGATCGCATAGCCGAACGGCACAGTCCCGCCTAACACTTTGCCCTGCATGATTAATTGGTCCTGTACGTCCTTGATACGTTCCGAAGTCCTGTCTGCTTCATCTTGCGCTATGGATAATTTTATATTGACGTACAATCTGCCAGATGCGGTGGAAGTATCGTATTCTTCGTTTATAGCTTTCCAGTCGACCTTGTTTTTATCGAGGATATCCTGCACCTTGTAATATTCCTTGATGTTTCTGAACCATCTGTCGAGCTTCGTGAATAAAATAATATCAGGGTGGACTCGCTCAAGATCGTGTAAGAGCTGAACCATCGCAGGACGCTTCGTATATGGTTTCCTGCCCGATATCCCTTCGTCACGATAGACACCTAAAATAACATGGTCATTCTTAGCACAGAAGTCTTTGAGTGCTTGCTCCTGTGCGTTAAGCGAATAACCATGTTTAGTTTGCTCTTCGGATGATACTCTGATGTATAAAAAGACTTTCATTTTATCTCCTTGATTAGCTTGTCAATTTCTTCGTCTGACAGCTTCATTGCGAACATCATTAATCTCATGAGCATCGGTCTTTCGTGAAGCTGTTCTGCTATCACATCTTCAGGTGCATACTCAACAGGCTTGCTATGGTCGGTCATTAGATCGTTAGGTGAGCAATTAAGGAAAACGCAGATTTTGTCTACCATCTTCGGACGTGGCATTATTTCACCGTTTACCCAGTGCGATACAGAAGTCTGTGAAACGCCGACGAATTTTGCCAGCTGTGCTTGGTTCTTGTTTTTAGCGAATAGCTTGTTTCTCAAGTTTTCCGAGAATATTTCTTTCGATGTTCTTGGCATAGTGTGCGTACCTCCATAATCGCATATTAAGCGAATAAATTTTAAGTATCAATAAATCTTAAAAATTTTTAAATTTATTTTAATAAACCCCTTGATATTTTTAAATAAATGTTTATAATAATAATTGTAAAGAGGAACACACGAAAGGAGTTAAGACCATGACAACATTCGAAATTACATACCTTCTCACAGGAAGAAGAGATACAACAGACAAGGTTTGGATAAACACAGGCGATGAAAGGAAAGACGGGAGCAGAGTAAACAATATAACAGACGCAATCGAATATTTCGAGGAACTTGCCGAAAACTGGGGTTCATACGAGAACAGAAACGTAATAACAAACATCAGAATCTGCTAATACACACAAAGCTGACCTATCAGGCTATACGGGG